GCCATCCCAGATAGATAGAATAACAATCTTTGATACTGTGGACTTTTTGCAAACAAGATACCAGAAATCTCTCTTAACTTCTCTTGGTTCTTAGGTTGTTTGTAATTCTCAACAATCTCTCGAACTTCGCTTTGTGAATACTTTTTAAGCATTCTGCGACCTTCTCTAGATTTGGATAAATCATTTACCATTAATTTTGCGAAAGCCATGTTGTCAAATGTCATTGCCAAAGGTCTTTCGACTTTATTATCATTTTGTTCTGTCATATTTGCACCTCCTATTAACTCCAACTTTTAACACGATAGTTTGCTTTTTTAACAGCAAAGAAGCCTGTCGCATCATAAGTTTCTCTTTGTCTTTCTTTATTTTTCTTTTCTAGTAAGTACAGATAGAATAAGCCATAAGCAAAGGCAGAATATCTATCCTTCTCTACACTTCTAGAGATTTGTTTAACGCTTGTTTTATTACCGCTTTGAACATATTCTAGGTTCATTATTTCATCTACCATTCTATCTATTTGAACAAATGGAATTAGTTTTTCACCTAAAATAGTTGGGTCTTGCTCTTTAATGAAGCCACGCATATTGCTTTCTGATTTCAACATGTATACATCCTTATTGGCAATTGTTGCCATGAATACGTTTACAATATCACTGTTGTTAGTATCTCTTGATTGTGCTGAAATTAAATACAGCATCGGAACACTATTAGGTAATTTGTATCTATCGTATCTGTCATCGTTGATTACAGAATATGGAGGATTACCATCATTTATATCTGTTACCAGAATATCCGTTACCGCTCTACCAATACCGTTATGGTCAAGAACAAGTACGCTTGCATTGTATTCTGATACTTTCTGCTTTAAGAACATTGCTTGCTCATGGAAATGCGTACCAGAAATTACAAACATATTAACTAGGAACTTCTGATAAGTACCGTCACCTCTTGGTAAGCATTTAAACACTGCTAGAGATGAGTTAGCCGTTTGTTTACCTTCCGCACGTGCAATATCGTATGATAGTACGTACATGGCATCTTTCGACTTCTTATCTGCTCTAAATTCTGGTTTCTTCTCTGTTCTACATCTATTAATATCTTCAACTGTTACAAGAGATTTTTCACTTGACCCTGTAAAGATACTACGATACTCTCTATCAAATGATAGTGGAGAATATGAAGCAGAGTTAATTTTTTCCGTTACATCATCTAAATCTAATGTACCGAATCTTGCACCCATCTCATAAGAACTACCTAGTACGATTGTTGGTTTCCCATCAACCATTTCATTAAATAATTCCATGTACTTCTCGTAACAATATGATTGTCTGTGAGAAGCAGTTGTAATGTAAGCCTGTGTCTTAGAATACTCATTTGGGTCTGCACCATGTCTTGTCATACGTGGTTGTGCTAGAATTGGAAGGATAACGTTGTTTATCGTATCTCTATCCATCTTCTCATCGACAATCTCTTCTAACGCAATACTGTTAGCACGTAGACCACGTGATGATTCTCCAACTGTTAATGTATCTAATGAAGAACCATTTCGGAATACTAGTCTTACATAGTCCTTTTGGAACTTACATTTTTCAAAGATTACCTCATTCTTTAATAGAGGATAATCCGTCCAAAGCTCTTCAACCTTTTCCTCAACTACTTTCGCACTTTGAGTTTTAGTTGGCATCGCTAAACAGATGCTAGAGTTTGGATACATAATGCACTTTAAGTAGTGTGCCATTACGTCTATGTATGTCTTTGAAATACCACGACTTGCTACAATTCCTACTTTTTTCTTTCTAAAGAAAGCTCTTAGGAATACTCTTTGGAAAGGGGTTAATCTAAATCGTGTATTTTCAGTTCTAATAAAATCAATAAAATAATCTGGATATTCTCTAAAGAATGAAAGAGCCTTTTTAAACTCTTCTTTTACTTGGTCGTATGAACTAATGCCCTTAGTCTGATTCTGATTCGTCATCTGGCATTACCTCTTCTCGCCATCCCACAGGAGGTGTTTCACTTGCAGGTTTACCAACCAATCTCTGTGCGAATTGCATATACCACATTAACATGTAGTCAATATCATCTTTAGGAGTATCAATCATTTTTGGAGGAACGAATCCCTCTCTTTCGATTTCTGCCCAAACTTGTGCGAATGAGAAAAGACCTGTTGCTTCTGCACCACTCTTTTTATCGACAGGTCGCATACCTGCTGATTTAAGAATGATATCGTACTCTTTGTTAATCTTTGAATAAAGAGTAAAGTCTTTAATCGCTAAAGCGTTATCTGCTTCTACAGATAGTTTCGCTAGTTGTTTTAACATATGTTTATGGTTAGTAGTTTTAACCTCATATGTCATCATCATATCTTGATAGAATTTTTCTAATCTAAGATATTCATGCTTTTTGTATCCTACACCCCATCTAGAGATAAGGGAATCAGAATACTTAATAATTTCGCCATCCTCTGTTTCTATTTCATCGGAAATTTGTGAAGCTTGAAAATCAATTGTTGTTCCTGCACC